TGCACGCGGGTTTCAGCCGTCTTGGCGTTAACATAGAAGAGCTGCACGCGCTCTTCCTTCGGATTTGCGTTGGCGTTGCCCTGCTCCCAGTTAGCCGCGTCAAGGTATTTAAGCAGGGTTGTCCTGATCCGGACTTTCGCTTTAACAAGGTCCTGGTACTGAAGGCAGAGTGCAGTAACCAGATTGCCAACGTTACCCACGGACAGGCTGGGTGTTGGCTGCGCGCCTGCGCTGGAAAGCTCCATCCCCTTCAGCTCATAAGGGTGTGGGTCGTACTCATTACCCTGCCAGATGATTGACGGGAGGTTCTCTGCGGCAAACGACTTCCAGCCTTCAGCGTTGATATTGTACGCGTGGAACCTGAATATTCTGTCCAGGCCAAATTCAGTGCCATCAATTTCGATAAGCTGAACAATGCTCCCCGGCTCCAGCTGCTGTATGTCCTGCGTAAAGCTCATATTTCACCCATAAAAAAAGGCCTGCGCAATGCAGACCTTTTTGTCAGGTGTGGAACCTGGTGATTACATGCCGGGAAGGGAGCTATCCTCCGCTTTCTTTCACTCTTCCTGCTAAGGAGAGGCACATGTATCCTTCCAGAATTCCACAGCAATTAATTTAACACACCATTTTCAGGGTGCAAATGCCTGTTCAAACGTGAACGTGATTTCCACAAAACCTTTGTTTATAAACTTTGGGTTTATCGAGTCCGTTTTCACCCTGTAGAGCTTTTTTTCACCCCACGGGTTTACCCACCAGAACGAGCGGATGACGTGATTTTTCAGGAAGGTGCGAACAGCTGCCATTTCATCACGCTGGCCGTTTACTGATAGGTTCCAGGTCTCTGAAGCCGAGTTAATGCCGTTCTCAGCAACCTGCCTGTAACCATCTCCAAACTGCGCCATAAGTGCTGAAACGGTGATTTGCTCACTGCCGCTGATCCTTACCGGCCATTCAAAAGTATCTGTCGCCATTGCCCTTATCCCCTTCTGCCATATAACAGGCCGCCCGGTGAAAACTCCTTGCTCAAACGTTCTGTGATCGTTGTCTGAACCATCGATTTAATCTGTGTGGCAACGTTGGCAGTACCCTTGTACCCCGTATCGCCAGCAGCATCGGCGCTTTGCATAATCGTTACGGGCGCATCAACCTGAATGTAAGTCGGATTACCCTGGGCAGATGCCGAAGCGCTGCCAGATGATGATGCCGGATAGACAAGCCCGCCATCAGCGTAACCCCGCATCATGCCGTAAAGGTTTTTGACGCCGATACGCTGGGTCGCCTCTTTGGTGAAAACAAACTCACCGCCATGCACCACGCCTTTGGGCTCATACTTCCCACCGTCTCCAGTATATCCACCCTCGTCATATCCCGTATAACTGGTGCTTAACCCCATTGCGCCAGTACTTCCCGCTGATGCAGATGCGCCAGCGCCACCAATCGCGCCACCACCAAATCCCATGAACGCTGACAAAATCGTTTTGGTCAGAATGGCCTGAGCGGCCATATCCACCAGGCTTGAAATGATGGTTTGAGCCAGGGAAGAGAACATGTTTGCCATGCTTTCCTTAAATGACTGCGTTCCAGTCAGCAGCCCGGTCAGGGCGTTGGTGGTGCGCTCGCGTACTGAATCAATCAGGCTGATGTATCCCTTATGCAGCCTGCTTTGTCCGCTGTAGAGATTAAGCGCCGCCTGATACTGGGCATCAGCGGATTCTTGGGATGATTGCTGCATCAGGGCTTCATATCGTTCCTTGCTGAGGCTTCCAGCAGTGTAATAAGCGTCATACAGGCTCTGCTGCTGTACCAGCTGATTCTGCAATCTGGCAACCGGGTCTACTTCGCCAGCGATGTTCATCCTTGGGGCTGCCTGTGCGTCTGCCTGCGCCTGAAGGAGTTCTTTGGTGCTGTTCTGGGATAGCGTGATCCTGGCTGTCAGATACTCTTTCTCGGTCAGCAGGCGGGCATCGTACAGGCCTTTCAGCTCCTGGCTGGTTTGTCTGGCCTGCCGGATGACATCCTTTTCAGGGGCATACTTGCCTGCCAGCTCCAGCCTTTGACGCTGGTAGTTTTCAGCGTTAAGCAGTAATGTTTTCTGCAAATCACCCTGACTGGTGCCTGACGCTTTCGCCTCTTTAATCAACTTGTCCCGTGAATTTTTCTCCTGAAGGTTAATTCTTTGCAGGCTGGTTGCGTTGGCTTCCTCAATTTCACGGCGCAGCGATTCATATTGCTTCAGCGCTTGAGCGCCTTTCTTATCAGTTTTGCCGGGGTCTTCGCCCGACCAGGGTGACTTTTCTCCCTTACCTGCCCCAGCAGTGGCGTCCGTCAGCGCCTTAACGTCGTTTTGCAGGTTTTTCGCAGAATCAGCAATACCGGTCTGAACGAGGAAGCGCGCCTTACCGACATTTTCCATATTGTCTTTGGTAGTGAGCAGCCCTTTATTGACTGATTCCAGATCGGCTTCGGCGCGGGTTTTATCTTTCTGAACGCCAGACAGTTGGCCGAATGGGTCAAATCCTTTCAGGTCACCGATGCGGCTGTTAGCGTCCTGAATTTCCTTCATCAACTGGTTACGCTGAGTAACCTGGTTCTCGTACTGGTCCTGAAGGTCGAGCTGCTTGACCGAAAGCTGTTTATCGGAAAGCTGCATCAGTGCGGCGGTGGTTTCGATCACGGCATCTTTCAGGTTAATAGCGGACTGACGCGCATCCTTCGCCTGCTGATGGAAGTAGAGCAGCGCAGAACCCGCCAGCATTGCCGCACCGACCGGGCCACCAATCAAAGACAACGCGCCGCGCGCGAGCCCTATGCCTACTGATGCCGCACGGGATGCTACTGAAAGCCGCGTGTTAGCAGCGGCCAGGCTGGCAGTAGCGGTAGCCTCAGCAATTCGGGATTCGCGAATCTGACGGCTCAGAGCAACCTGCTCCTGCTGATAACTGACGTTGAGACCTGCTGCCTTATTAGCCGCAGAACGCGTGGCGTAGTAACGGGCCTCTTCCTGAGCCTGTAACCGCGTAGCCTGCGCAGCTTCAATCGTTTTCTTGGCGATATCGGCCTGCTGCAGCGCTGCATTTCTTACTGCTTTCTGATTATCCACCCAGGCAGAAATGTTGCCGCGAAGCCCGGCGGTCAGTTTCGTAGACAGCACAGGGATAAGCGTGTACAGCGCGACAGATGCAACGGTATTGAAATTATCCGTCAGCCCGTTAATGGCGTCCGTAATGCCCTGAACGCCGCTGCGCAATGGCCCGGTGCCAGACTGCCCCACTTTGATGATCAATCCTTCGAAGGCGCTGGTAAGGCCCATCAAATCGCCGTTGAGGTTGTTCACGCGAATGGCGGCCTGCTCATGCGCTGTCTGAGTTCCCGTCAGCGACTTGGTCAGTTCGTCCAGCTTGCTGCGGTTATCCACCAGGATAGATGCGGCATTAAGATTTTCCACGCCGAAAAGCTTCACGGCCTGCGCCGTGGACAGGTTCTTACCTGCGAGGTTGCCAAGCGCCTGACTTAAACCGACCACTGATGGCTTAAGCGATTTATCCGTGCCCTTTTCAAGATTGAGGATGACGTTGCGCAAAGCTGTGCCTGCCTCACCTCCTTTGATTTCACGCGATGCCAGGACCTGAATCGCAGCATTGAGCGTTTCAAATCCGATACCTGCCTGCGCAGCTGCCACGCCGCCATTTTTGATGGCGGCCGCAGTATCGTTAATTTCCGATGCGCCATACTTCGCGCCAGCGGCCAGAACGTTGATATAGCGATCGGCCTGATTCGCACCGGCCCCGAACTGATTCAGTGAAAGCGCCAGCGTTTTGGTTGCATCGGGTAAGGTGCTGCCAGCAGCCTGAGCCAGCACCAGAGCGCTGTTAGTCGCCCGGGTGAGACCGTCAGCTGTTTCCAGCAGTTCAGGCTTGGCAGAGGCCATCAGCTTCAGAGCTTCAACCGCCTGGCTGGCGCTGTACTCAGTAGTACGCCCCATCTGCTGTGCGGCTTCATCCAGCGCCTTAAGCTGGGTCCCGGTCGCACCGGTGATCGCGGAGAGGTCAGACAGAGCCTGACCATACTGCCGGGAAGTCTGGATGATTGTGCCGAGCGACAGACCAACACCTGCCAGACCTGCCAGCCGCCCGGCAAGGCCCGTCACTGAAGAACTGATCCGTTTGTAAGCATCCTCAGTTTTTTTGGCATCATCCTGCGCCTTGCGGTTGAACTGCCGGGATTGCTTGTCAGCATCGCCGTATGCGCCAATTAACTGAGATTTGAAATTGGCCGCGTTAAGGTGCAGCCCGACCGCAAGCGAAGCAACATCAGCCATTACATTAGCGCTCTCATTACCGCGTTACACTGCTCGTTAACACTCCGGTCAGCGGTCCGCGTGGGTTCAGGTGGGGATGGTTTTGCCTTATGGGATGTGTCTTCAGGCTGAGTTTCGGCGCGTGCCAGCACACCCTGCCTGATGAAGAATGCCTTCCAGTGATTTAGCGTATCGACGGGCAAGGCGGCAATTTTTGCGGGGTCAGGCTCGCCCCAGCGATCGGCCAGCCAGAAAATCAGCTCAAGCCAGGGCGAGCTGCTTAGTTTTTTTCCGCATCTTCCAGTTTGCCGATCGCGTGCTTCTTCACCTTCTCAATGGCTTCAAGGAGCGCGGGATTATCGTGCGCGTTAATCAGCTCTGCAGCAGTGGGAAGGTATTCAGGGGAAATCGCGCTACCGTCAGGATTTGCCAGGCAGTCAATAATCAACTGAACGCTGAGTTCTGAGGATTTACGCACGTCACCTTCGACATAGGCCTTATCAAGCGCCTCCTCATAGTCGATAAGCTCCCCGGCAGACTTCCTGCGCAGAAAAACCTTAGCCCCGAATAGAGTCGTCTCGGTGGCGGTATTACCTGATTTCAGCAGCGCTGATTTCAGTGACGAAATATCGTAATCATTATTTTCGGTCATTTTTTATTTTCCATGTGGGGTTAATTCGCCGCCCGAAAGCGGCAGTTATGCGTGGCACTGGTGATTACGATGTTGCTTCGGTACCCCAGACAATATTGTTCTGTTTGCCCTGGACGGTGATCTGAATAACTTCGCTCGCTGGCGCGGTGATTTCATTCATCTGCCAGCCAGAAAGCGCCAGAATCATATTCGCGGTGCGACCGTTTGGCAGCTCAACGTAGAACTGAACCGTTTCACGGTTTTGAGCCGCGTTCAGGAAGGCAGCAAAATTTTCGTTTGACGGATCGTCAATGAAGCCCAGCGACTTTTCAGGGCCTTCAGGCAGATCGGAAATAAACTGCTTGCTGGTATCAATCAGCGTGGTGCAGTCCACGAAACTGCCCGTCTGCCCGGTAGCGCCCAGCGCCTTACAGTTAATCAGCGGTTTCATCGCGGAGACTTCAGCGCCGGATGGACCATACTTAACCACGGTACCCGCAGGCAGCATCGCGTATTCCGGCGAAGTTTTGTTATCAGCCATGTTTTTTCTCTCTCAGATAAATGGCAGCGGACGCTACCCGTTGTTTAAAATGCGATCGCGGATTTCAACCGCCAGAATGCGAAGGACTTTCGCCTTGTTGTAATCCAGTGCCGGGCGAATAAAGGGTGAAGGCACTTGCTTAACCGTGCCAAATTCCTGCGCCAGCGCTTTGATATAATGCTGTTTGCTCGGGCCAACGCGTAAAACCACTACGGCATTGCCACGAGCGCGGGTTGTAGAGCGGATTTTGATGGAGTCTCGCATGTGAGGGCCTGCAGCGGTATTGTCATAACCCGCATTCTGCTTCATGTCCTCCTCGACCACCGCAAGAGCAGCACGCCCGGCATCTCGCAATACCTTTGTGCCTGCTTTCTTCCCCAGTTCGATAAGCTTGCGCTCAAGCTCTGCCAGCCCAGTGACTTGCATATTTATCATGATGAACTCTCGAAGAAGTAAACGATATAGTCCCTCGCCAGTCGATATTGCACGCTATTGTTCGTCAATGTTGTGCAGTCCTGAACAATCCCCCCGCGCTGGACGTACTGGACTGGATAACCGGCTATTACCCCGTGCTGAATATCCTTCCAGGCATTCCAGATTGTACGGTCTAGCTCCAGCAGTGCCGTGTATTCATTGACCCGATACATTGAAACCTGAAACCGCCCCGCTACCAATCCAGTGCGCACTAACCCACCATCCACCTCTGGATCGGATATCCGCTGGAAAGTAACCCCTTCCTGTACAGGGTCGGGCAGTAACAATGGGTAAACCGGCAGGCCAGAAAGGATAACGAGTGAATTGCGAATGGCATTTTCAATCATGTCGTGCGTCTTTTTCGGCTTTTAGAACCAGCCGATCTGTCCGGCTGTGATCCACTGAAACAACGGTATAATTTGCCTCCTTCCATCTTACTTTCCAGTCGGTCGTAACGGCTGGGCCGCCAGACCGAATGGTGAAATGCCAGGTTTCCACAACCTGCTGCTGGTCCAGTGTGCGTATTTTCCGATTCGACACCATTTCGGCAGCAGCCCAGACTTTCGCCATATCAACAGGAATGCCAGGCAACGGCTCTCCCAGTGGTCCCGTTGAATGATTTATTACCTGAAGGGTAATTCGCTGTGTTAATCGGCCAGCTTCAAGACCCGTAGTCATAAGCTCATCCTCAAACAATGGTTGGGGCATGGAGGGTGTATATGAATGCAGTGACGCTAAAGGGAAGATATCCATGAGCATATCGCTGCTCCTCCTCACCATTTTTAACCCTGTCAAAAATTCCGACCAGAATCAGGGTAGACCGTTTAACCCTTTGCAGTGCCTCGCCTTCAATTACCGCGCCATCATCATCAATAATCAGTGAGCGGGAACCCTTCACGTAATCTAAAATCACTGCACTTGCCTGATAAATTGCCCCCTGCAGCTCAGCATCCGTGGCATCGTTATCAATACGGAGATAGGACTTGACCTCATCAAGTGTTACCAGCGCGATCATGGTTTCACCCTCGCATCACGGCCGCGTTTGACGGCCAGCTTCCAGCCTTTTGAGCCTGATTCGCCAGGCTTATCAGCCGTCTCTTCGCAGCAATACCAGACAGAACCGCCCCAGGTAACGCTGTCACCAGGCTGATATTTCTCACCTTCGCTGAAAATGTCGCGATAAATCATCACCGGAACGCTGAAGGTTTTCTCTGTCTTTTCGCCGCTGGATTTTACTGCGCAGACAGTGAAGCTCCGCTCTTCCGACTGAGAAATATCGATTTCACTGATACCATCAACAAGGCACTCCCATCCGTTCATGCCCGTTGTTTTCTGATACGAACGCCACAGGCCGCCGAGATGAATGGCATAGGTACCGCGCGGATACGATTTCTCAGCATTAATTTCAGGAGCGATTTCAAGCTGCAGCGCGTCTTTGCCGTCCTCCCCATCCTCGCCATCTTTAGGCTGGGGCAGCAGCGAGACGGCATCCTTCACCATCTGCTCAATGTCTGGCAGCGGGTCCGGTTGCGGCAACTCTATGGCTGAAACGGCTTCACAAACTAAAGCCGCGATATCCGGTAGCGCTGGCGCTTCAGGCACCGGAATATCTGCCACGGCATCCTTCACCATCTGCCCGATGTCTGGCAGCGGGTCCGGTTGCGGCAACTCTATGGCTGAAACGGCTTCACAAACTAAAGCCGCGATATCCGGTAGCGCTGGCGCTTCAGGCACCGGAATATCTGCCACGGCATCCTTCAGCATCTGCCCGATGTCTGGCAGCTCCGGCGCGGCAGGAACCTCAATCATTGCCAGCACGGATTTAGCTATTGCCTCTTCGTCCGGTGCCGCATGCTGTAGTTGCTCAATAATGCCTTTCAGCGCTTTGATTTCAGCTACCTGCTCCGCAATTGATTCTTCATGACTTTTTTTCAGGGCTGAAAGTTGCTCTTTTACTGCCTCACTAACAGCCTTCAGCAGTGACATGTCACGTTCATTCATGGGTCAGCATCCCTTTCAGCATTGCTTTGACTATGAAATGCTCCTGCTCGGAAAGAGCCTTGGTGCTTTCATCGTCAATGGGTGGTAGCGGATTAGTGGCCGGTTCAGATTCAGACTTGCTTCCGAACGGGTCATCGCTGGCGTCCCTTTTAGCCAGGGCTGACAGCGCGTAGTTTTGCTGCTGCAGGTACGGCGTATCGCCTCCTTCAACTGGCGGCATGTTTTCGCTCTTACGCGCCTGGTTTGGCGTCAGGAAGCCTGCGCCAATTCCCTCGCTGTAAGTTTTATAGCGCCCCTCTGTGTCCATGCGGATGAGCATGCTGAGGTCAAACTCCACGCCAGTCTTATCATCGAGATCAAGAGACTCATCCAGCAACAGCTCAATCGCTTCAATGTGGGTCTGAAGGCACTGCGAGTAATAACCCTGCTCAAGCGCCTCAATGTTGTTATATGAGGGCGTGGAAGCCGTATTTACCTTGTAAATCGGCACGTGGAAGGTTGAGCAGATGATTTCAGCAGTCAGCTTGAGCTGCTCGACCATCTGCGCGTCAACGGCCGTCATGGATATGGTGACAAATTCAGCGCCGTCAGCAAGCAGGCCAGTTTTGCCCGCATTAGCACCAGAATACCCCGCATCCCAGTCCTGCTTTATATCTTTGGCCTTGTCTCTGTCGACGGAGCCGGGAACCTTAATCACACCGCCAGGCCTTCCACCATTTTTAAAATGGTTGGCTGAGTTGGTGAGGATGGCATCCCCCTGCATGGCTGTTAAACCACAAGCATAAATAGGCGAAAGCCCACAGAGTGGATGGAAAAAGCAGTTGAATCGGTCATGGATAATTTCCCGCGCGGGAACCATCACCTGCTGCTCAATCCCGTGAACGTTGTCAGGACGCACCTGATAGAAAATCTCCCCATCGTCGGTGACGTAGGGTGTGACCTTGTTGGGGTCAAGAACGCGCAACTGCCTGACCTCTCCACTGCCATCACGCAGCTTCAGGACATACGTATTCCCATCAGAAAGCTTTGAGTTCATCCAGCACTCTACAAACTGCATCCGCGTCTGAAAGCTGTTTGGCTTCCTCAGCAGCGGTGAAATTTTGGGGTCTGTGTGATCGGCCCAAATTCCGCTACCCAGCTTTTTTTTCAGCTGAAGAGGCATTTTGGCAATGTCTGCTGATATAAGTGAAATACAGGAGAAAACCGCGTGATACGCCAGTACTGTTGTGGCGTCCACCTCAATGTTTCTCTGCCACGCCCCCGTAAACGACTCAAAAACTCTGCGCCAGCCGCCATTACTGGCAGCCTGAAGCGCCTTTTCCTGCTTTGGTTTTTTGCGGAAACCGAACATTGGCAGCTTCTCCGGGGCTTAATTCTTTTTCTGGCTCTTTGACTTCTTCTCGACCGTATCAATAAATTCGACATAGCCGGTTAAGCGGAGAACCTCAGCGTGATCGTCATGCAGAAAGCGTTTTTCACCAGCATGAGCATCATGGGTGCTTTTAAGATAACGAACCTGTTTCATAGAGCAAAACGCGGGGATTTCTCCCCGCAACTCCTTAGCTGCCAGCAGAGGTGCCGTAATTGACGCCAGTAATTACCGCAACGGCTGCCGTGCGGCGGCGCTTCCAGTTGATCCAGCGTTCGGCGCGGATAGCCACGCTGTTGGTCTGGAACATGGAAACCATTTCGGTTGGCGTTGGCGTCACGCTGTCTCCCACTGGCTCGCTCTCCATCTCAAGCGAAGCCTCACGCGACATATCAACCGCAACGCCGCCGTCGTCCGCCAGGTAAATATCAGGCGCATTCACCAGCACAAGGAGGTTGCCGACATACTGAGAAACGATGGCGGGCAGGCCTTCAAAGGTACCGCCGAACATTGTCATATCCGGATATTCTTTCTGGCCCAGAGGGTTCTTGCGCTTCGACAATGCGAGTGCAGTCGTGCTGGACATCAACCACACAGCACCGGTTGGCTGAAGGTTAGCGTCAATAAACACCTGAAAAGCATTGGTGCTGTCAGTGTCAGGGCTTCCGGTGCTCGGAATTTGAGCCGCGCCATTAGTAATGGAAGCCGGTGACACATCCTGCACCGCAATTTTCGCGGGGTTGACAAAGTCCTGATCCAAACGAGCAATTACTGCTTCGGCCAGCTGATCGCGGACCATTGCATCAGCTGCTGGGTTTGAGAAGCGGATCAGCTCATCAGTGATGACGGCAATCGTTGCAACTTTGGAGAAACCAAAAGTCACTGACTCGAAATCGAATCGGGTCAGCGGCTTGGCTTTGCCCTGACCAACCCAGTTTGCAGAGCCACCTGAAGTCTGTGCGTGGATACGGATGTTGAACGGTACTTTCCGCAGTTGGGGAATATTGCCTTGGCCAAACTGGCCAATGATCGTTTTCGGTCGAAGAAATTCAATGAAATCTTCAGCGTATTCCTGATATTCAACCAGGCTGCCCGCCCACTGAGGATCAGTGGTAGTACCCGCACCTACGGCTGATTTAAGAACATGGTGGAGCTTTGCATCTCGCGGATACTGACGCTTAGCGATTTCCAGCGCTTCAGAGCGACTGCCGTTCGCGGCTGCCAGTGATTTGGTAAAGCGGGCAAACGCGATGCCTTTTTCCAGCGGCTTTTCAACATGGATCACCGCTGGAGCGCGGTTATCAGTGGTATTAACCACCGCATCACCTGCTGCTTTCTGAACCGGCTGAGCCGTCGAGGCTTTAGTCGATTCCATGTCGCGCAGGCGTGCAAGGTGAGCATCTACGGATTTAATTTCCGCGCTCACATCGTCGTATTTCTCTTCTTCTTCCGCATCAAGCGTGCGGCCTTCATCGAAAGACTTGGACATAACCGCCTGACGCTCAGCATCGAGGGTAGCGCGCTTGGTTTCGAAGGTTTTAATCTGCTCGGAAATATTCATTTTGAATCCTTTAGTCTGAGAGTTTTTTTGTGCTGTAGCGCCAGCAGATTTTTCGGTTTTCGACGCGATTTGCGGTTTGCCTGACGCGGCACGCAGTCTTTCGTCGATAGATTTAACGGTCTGGATGGTGCCTTCGGCGTTGGCCGGCACCGTTACAACGGAGAGCTCATACCACTCCCAGCTGGTATAGCGGACGCCGCCCTCGTCGATATAGGCGTATTCAATTGGCCGGAAGCCGATTGACAACCCTTTCACAAGACCAAGGCGGATGCTTTGCCATGCCTCTTCAAGCCTTGCTGCAAGCTGGCTCGGTGAGTCCGCTTTTGCCAGGGTGGCTTTAATTTCGATTCCCTCGGCGGTCACCTTCGCACTGGTGACCTGTCCGACAGGAGACTGATGGTCGTGCTGCCAGAGCAGCGGGATGGGTAACTGAAACTTTGCCCCCTCGGGCATCACTATGTCGCCATAGCGATCCGGTGAAGGCGTTGTCGCAATACCCGTGATTTCCCGCGTATCCTCGTTTACCGCCTTAACCTTAAGAAGGCTGACGGCGTGCTGATTCTTCATTTCCCTTTCTCCAGAAACGAAAAAACCCGCGTGAGCGGGTCGTTGAGAGCGGAATTTCTAAATGAAAAACACGCTGTAATCTTTTTTGGTTGCTGACGGGTTCAGTGCCATCAAAAAAATGGCGTTAAAAAGTGCCATTAATGGGTCGATTTTACCGATCCCGCTGGCCCCTTTAGTTACCAGTGGGGCATTTCCGCTGATGACCACTTTTGCATTACCCACGCACCAGTTCATCAGCGGCTGAGGCGCATGCCTGAGAGCGCCTTCGGCAAGTTTACGCTCGGTCGTCTTACAGGCACCGCCGAGCTTCCACCCCTGACTGACGCCAACTACTGAATCCTGAGGTATGCCAGCGTCAATCAGCGTGTCCAGCAGCACTCCGATGCCTGCCGGGTCCATGCCGACTTTATCCAGCAGCCCGGCCTCATAAATCTGCGATACGTACATCGCCACTTCATCGGCATCGTCGCCAACTTTTTTAACTATCGTCAGATCGCCCTGCTTCTCAAAATCCCGGAGTTTGCTTTCCTCGCTTTTGCGCCGCTCCAGCGCCTTAACGTGACACCAGGCATGGGACCAGGTGAGCCAGTCGCGGGTTTTGCTATCACGCCCGGCAATGGATAGCCCAAGCAGATCGTCAAGACCGCCGCCATCAATGCCAACGGTGATGACCTCGCACCGCGCCAGAATCTGCTTGAAGGTTACTGACGGGTCGGCCTGCACCTCCCAGAACTCCGCACCGGCCCAGCGGTCGTTGCGAAGATTCATGCCGATCTCTACGTTCAGATGCTTGGCAAGAAACTTGCGCAGACTGCCTTCATCTTCCTGCGAGCGCTTCAGGTACTCATCATCCAGCCACTCTTTACTGACGGAGCGCCCCATATTTGGGTTGGTAATGTAAAAATTATCAGGGTTTCGGAATCCGTCGTTCTCCACCATATCCGGCGGGAACTCGTAAAGGATGCCGAGCGTTTTACCGTCTTTAATCACTCCGTCCCGGACGTTGCGCCAGTAATCCAGTTTCTTTTTGAATACGCCTGCAGGTGGTTCATCGCTCTGCGTTGTGAGGTAGATAACCCATCCCTCATCGCGCGATACCTGCCCACCCAGTGCCTCAATGAACATTGCATCGGCTTTGGCGTTTTTACCGAAAAGCCATAGCTCCTCGACCAGTATGCGACCCGCTTTTTTACCCGATACCGTATCGCTGTCCGCGGCCACCACCTTCAAACTGTTGCGGTTGACGCGATGGGTTATCGTGCGGATGTGGTCCTGTACATGAAACAGCGCTGAAAGCTCTTCGTCTTCACGCACCATGCTGGCCGCTGGCTTGAAGCAGTTATCGGCAACCTCTTTGGTTGGTGCCAGAATCAGATGCTCCTCGTCAGCGCGCCAGCAGATAATCAGTGCCGTCAGCATAATCCCGGCGGCGATTGTCGATTTGGTGTTCTTCTTGCTTATCAGCAGCCCGTATTCGCGGATACACTGTTTTCCCGTCTGCTGGTCATAGCCGCCAAAAATTGCCAGCACGAAATCAAATACCCACTGCTCTGAGCACTCCCCGAAAGTGGGCTTGCCAGGCAGGTCTGTAACCTTGAGCTCTTTGAATATGGAGAGAGCATGCTGGCCGGAATCTGTGAAAATAGGCGGCGGGATGATTGACTGCCGGTTAACCAGCCTGGCAGCCCAGTCAGTGCAGGCAGTGGACCATTCCGGCATTTCTATCTCCCGTTATTCACAATGAGCTGAGGTGGAGCCATGCCCGTAAACTTGCTGGCCACAGCCTGTGCTGCAGCCTGCTTAGCATCTTTCTTACCGCCTTCACCTTTTTTAGCGTGAAGGTAGGGGAGCATCGCCTTGGCGGCATCTTTTCGAGTGTTGATATCTTCGCCATCGTTATTCATAACCGACTTCAGAAACTCCAGCGGATCATCATATTTACCCGCGGCGATAACGATTTTCGGAATCGGCTCTGACTCAGTTTCGGCCTCAGTGTTTACCGCTGGGGTATTAACTTTTTTTCCATGAGTTGGCACGTCATCGACTTCGATTTTTTCTTTCGATTTACGGGCAATAAAAGCGATGACTTCCGGGTCTTTAGCAAGCTGCGAACCCTTGGAGCGTGCGGATTTCTCAGAATATCCAGCCTTTATTGCCGCATCTTTTTTTGACATACCGGAAATCAGCGCCAGAGCAAATTTTCGCTTCTGGGCTGTTAACATGTTTATACCCTCCAAAGGGAGATATTTTCTGTGCGTGAGAGGGGGGGCGGTTTCGTAAGCAAAGCGCCTCAGACTTCTGCCCTACCCCCCCCACCCTTTAATGAGAATCAATATCGCTTCATATCGGCCTTGGTCTTCTTCCGGTGACACCCTTCATCACCGCAGCAGAGGATTTGGCAGTTGGCGTCAGTGTCTTCACCACCCTTGAAGAGCGCGACCTTGTGATCCAGTTCGAACCCATGTGGGTACTCTGTCAGCCGACCACAATCAGCACAGAAGGGGTTAGCCTTCCACAGCCTCTTGCGCCGCTCCTGAAGCTTCCAGCCGGTTATACGGTTATCCGCAACGGTCACCGGCTTGAGCCTGCTGGCGTTCATCACTGATAGCCGTGGCTTCATTGTTTTTAGTCTGGCCATTACATTACCTGCTGTGCCAATCGCCATGCTTTGCGGCGCTCAATGCGCGGGGTGTTGTCGGGGTGCCGCTCAACCGGCAGGCCATCGGCATGGTCCACCAGTGAGTAGCACGGATAGATGACCTTGCGGCCAAGCGCATCACCAACGGCATAGTCGGCGGCTTTAGTGCTGTTCCAGTTCTTCAGGATTGTGCTGATGCCGTTCGGTGGAGGGCTGTAGCACACGCCGTGCAA